ATTTACCTACGTTTCTAAGAATACCCTTAGCTACAATAGATTTGTTTGTATTTCTATCTCCTCTTACAATTTTAAATCCTATGATGCTTTCTTTCTGTGCCTGTGTAAGATTAGATGCGTACACCAAGTATGCAACTTGTTGAACATCAATCTTTACACCCATTGGGAATACAGCATCACTTTGCATCACTGGTGTAAAACCTGACCCTAGTGTATATGTAGGACTTTCAAATATAGGACTTATAAGAACATCAGGAAACTTATGATGTCTAATTGGTTGACTAGCAAGATCACCCCATACATCTATGTTACATGGATAGGTTTCAGTTGATTCCCAATAAGCAAACTCACCGTATTGATAAGGTCCTTTGTAAGATTGACTTGGTGAATATCCAGGAGAAAATCCTGTTACAGAACCTGTATTGTAAATCTTCCAATAAGGTGCACTTGTACCATCTCCAATAAAGTCAGGATTAGTGCTTGGTACATCTGGTTGAGAACCTTCGTTAGCAGTAATCATTCTACCAGGAATATGAAAACCATCTGTTTGTTTACCACTACTTAACAAGAAAACTATCTCAAATGCATACACCTCATCTCTTAGATAACCTCTAAGGTTTGTAGCGTTCAGTTCATCAGCATAGGTTTCTGTACTAGGGATTCTATAAGTTTCCCATTTAAGATCAATTTGCGTTGCAATTGATTGATAGTTAATTCTATCTACAGAGGTAAGATTGTCCCAGATAAGAATATCTTGAGCAGTGGTTAAGTCTTGAGCTATCTCATAGTATGGATATTTCTCAAATATATCATCAATAGTAAGACGAATCTGTGTAACATTCTGTCCTGTATAAGTTATATTTCTAGTGCTATCTTCTATAAAATAAGTTCCAGCTAATTCCACAGATGGTATACCGTTCACTGTTTTAATTACAGCAAGATTGAAATATTGGAATTGTCCAGTGGTATCTAGATTACCAACACTAACTATAATAGATTTACCCACTTGATAGTTAAAATCTAATGTGGTAATTTGAGGATCAGCAATAGGTGTGGGATTGGTAATAGAGTAGAAAGATGTGTAGGGATTACCAGCAGCATCACAATACTGAATGGCAAACTGATATGTACCAGCAGTGAGGTCACCACCGTTTGTAACATCAGTTACATCTAATGAAGGAATGTTAAAATTAGGCTGAACGTTTAATTGATTACAATCAAGTTCATTAGTATAAATAGGATCACATAAATCAGCTGTAGGAGCTAACTTATATGGAATATTATTTAAATCTATGTATCTTCTAGGATTAAGACCATCTGTCCAATACACTTCTGTAGTGCAATTGGTAATCTTATGAACAGCTTTAAGGATAGGATATTTTACATCAAAACCTAAACATTTAGCACTTACGTATATACGGTATACACAATCATTGTTATCCATATATCCAATCTGGCTATCTCCTGTTTCAGGATTAGTTAAGAAGAATATATGTTTGTTTTGTTCACCAATGAAATGAGTTCCTATTAAATGATAGCCTGTAGGAAAGTCTAGACATAACTCATTACCTGGCTCATTCTGATAGTTAACAGAATCTGAGTCAAAGTTCTCAACACTAGCATTCAATGCATACGTAAGCTTACCTTTCTCAATCTGATTTACAGATTGATCCAGATTCAAACCAGAAGTAGCATTGTTATACTCTTGTTTAATATTAGTTGTTTCTTCTCCAGCCATATCTGTAACTTCTATTTGGTAGTTCGAATCTATTAAATCTGTTTAAGTCTTGGATGATTCTTCTTTGCTTAGCCCAAGAATCTTGCTTCTTCACCTCAATATCAGCCATGATGAATGCTTCATCAGCTTGTTGTTTATAGTATGCAAGCTTTGTTTGAAGCTGGTTAAATGTTTCATCATTAGTTTGGTTGGTCAGCGTTTCTATCATTTTGTATTTGATGAAAGCTTCTACAAACTCTCTAATACGATAGTTATCTGGAATCAATTCATTACCCACTCCATCATATGCTGTAGAATAGAACACTAAGTGAACTACACCATTTCTAAAATTAGTAACAAACTTGTTATCTCTAATATCAAATGAATCTGCAGAAGAGCTACCAAAGTTTGCACACTGTAGATCACAATGTGCTTTAACAGATATGTTACCTGGTTTTAATAAATATTGTCTGTGATATTCTACAGCCACTTGTTGATTAGTCTTGTATACAGCTTGAATAAGCTCAGGCATGCACGTAGGACAACCTGTTGTACATTCTAGATTGGTACAAGGAGCTCCTCCAGAAATAACAGGACTCACCTGTATTGTTGTTTGAGAAGCAGCTTGAGAATAGAATGAATTAGCTGTTTGATAAGGATAGCCAGGGATTGATGTACACAACCAAGCTTCTCTTACAGCAAAGAAGTTGTCAGGAAGTCTAGCTTCAAAATCCTCAATATATAGAAGCTGTTCGCTAATAACATAAGAAGACCTTCCTAGTTTCCTAAGACACTTATCCAGGTATGTAGGAAATAACAAATCATCTACAGCACCTGTATCGAAGTAGCTTTTAAACTCTTCTTTCACAGTCGCATAGACAGGCTCAGGGGAGATGAAGTTATACTTGTAGTAATATGACATTTATTTTATTTTTTCCATTCACGATAAATATGTTGATATTGATCGTTGGTTTTTAGGTAGTGAGATAACAACCTAGAGGTTGTACGAGATGGTTTGAAGTACCAGAGTTTCATGTTCTTGAATCTGGCTGATTCTCTAAACCACATCCATCCAAAGAAATATCCTTCGGTGTGGTAGTTAAAGTTGTAGATTATTTTACCCTTCTCTTTAGATCTTTTCCAATCAACTGGTAGGTTAACATATTCCTTACCATCAATTAGTTTCATCTTCTTCCTCTTCTTCTTATTGATTGAGAAGTCACCAAATCCAAAAGGAAGTTTTGCTTTCTCTCCAGTTTCTAGAATATAGTTCTTGAAGCTCTCATTGTACAAATAGATAATGTTTCTCCATTGGTCAAATGAGATTTTTACGGAAGGGTTCTTTTTACAGAAATTATTGTAGTTTTCTTTACTGGAGCTTCTCCAATCAACTTTTGTTCGCATTAGTTTGCATTGGTTGTGTTTGGTGCTTGACCATCCACCCCATCTGATGTTTGATCTGTCTTCAATCTGAAGTAGGTTGATAACAGCTTTTGAGATGTCAGTTCTAGCACTTGCTTTTCTAAATAACCAGGGCAGCCATATTCTTTATCTAGAGGATTTTTACAATACTCTTCTAGATTAATATTATCACTGCAGCAACACTCAGCAAACATGATCTCATTAGGAACATCTTCTTCAAAGAAAGCAGCAATTCTAATGGCTTGTAACAAAGGATTATTTACATATAAATAACCATTTGAAATCCAATAGTATTGTTCATTCTTGATGATTGGAAGTTTTAAGAGATTTAAATATCTATTGATAGTAATCTCTTTCAACTTTTTGCCTTGCCCACTCATAGCGTTTATTGAATAAACACCTTGAATGAGGTATTGATAATTACCCTCGCAGATACGAGGAAGTTTAAATTTTGTTCTAGCAACGGTACAAGGATCCACAAAATCACAACATTCAGAAATAGGAACTTCTACCAATTCCAAACAAGGAATGGTAGTAAACAAAGTATCAGTAGCCCAAAGCTTTCTGAGATTTGTCTCACGTTTTACTAATAAAAGTGTGTTGTTCTTAATCTCAGATGCAACCACTCTATCAGTGATTAAGTTATCTGTTGATAACAATTTGTGCATTGCACGCACATCTGAAACTAATTTCCTTAAAGTTGCCATTATAAATACTGTTTGAATATATTTGTCATTCCCTCAGCTTGATCGATTAGGAATGCTGTCACCTCAGCTTTAGACATCACGTGACCATTCTTATCATCCCAAAGGCTCTTAGCATTTGAGAAAGCTGGAATTTGGTAAAATTTAATACCGTTAAAATCATGACTCACTTCATGGTGCTTATCTCCTGTGAATATATAGAAGTTATTATGGAATGACCATTGGTCTCTATATTCTATTGGGAACAGTCCTGCAAGTTTAGCTGGCTTAATCGCATCTCCATGATTGAACATTAATGCTGAATTGCCATAACTTACATACTTTCTATACTTAGGAGAGCTGTCAATTGTAAGTCTGTCTGTATTTCTAAAATACGTTTGTAACCAGTTAACCATATGCCATCCTACAAACTCATCATGATTACCAGCTACATACACCACATTAACATGTTTAGCGTATTGTAATAACATTGTAATCATTAACACCTCATGGTTACATATATACTCAAATGAAGTTTGATATGTATGTGTATTCTGTTGAGGGGTTCCTTTTGTAGTTGCATTGGTGTATTCACTATTAAACTCATCTGAGCCAATAATGTATGTGATTTCTTCTAGGTTGTTTGAAAGTTGAGCTTGTGCAGCAATCACTTCCACCTTATACATAATGTTAGCTAATCTATCTACTATGTTGTTATTACCATCTACATCCCATTTGTTTAAATGAGAGTCTTGTTTGTTAATAACTAGCATACCATTTGGCTTCTCTGGAGTGAACTTAGGACTCATAACTTCCTGACTAACAGGCTGATATGAAGCTAAAAAGTCCACAAAGCTATCTTGAAACAGTTGCTCTGCAGACTTCTTTGCTAGCCAGGCTTTAACCTGCCAATGGGGATTTCCACCATTCCCCCAGAAGTTCTGTACATATTTAGTTATTTCCCATTTATCTGTGTCTATGTGACACTTCTCAATTAGTTCATCTAAGCTCTTAACCTCTTCGCTAAAATTAGCTACCACCTCACCAACACCCTTACTAATGTCCTCTGTAAACTTAACTATTACATTCTCTAGTTCAGCAATGTAATTTCCAACCTCAGCATCTTCCTCACTCTTCTCTTGATTTCTTAATTCTTTTAATAACTCGTCAACCTCAAACTCTGTAATTCCAAGCTTATCAGCATAGAATTTTTTACTCTTTTTCCAGTGTAGAATCTCTTCTAGCTGTTCTAGCAAGGATTGATTTTCAGGCATATATGGTTTAATTTAGTTAAAATTGGTGTAAAGGTACGAACTAATTTTGACATTTACAAAATTTAATTAACCAATTTAATTATATACATTAATCAATTTGATTAGAGTTTAAACAAAAACCCCCAGCCTAGAAAGGCCAGGGGATACCTTGTAAAACCAACAAAACAAGGTTTTTGATATTTTATGGGCAAGTTACATAATTTGTAATCTCACCAGCTGTAGTGATTTCAACAGCATATGTACCTGATGGTCCAATTAATTTTCGCCAACCTGTTGAACCAATGAATGGATTTGTTAAACTTGGGCTATCATATAAAAACATTGTAACAAATGGTACAGTATATCCAGGTTGAGCCCATACTGATATTGTTGGGGATTGACCACAAGCCTCACCAGAAGTACCAGATGCTCCTGAATTAATTGTATACATCACTGGGCTTGAAGATGTGGTGGTTGTGGTTGTGGTTGGAGGAACTGTGGTAGTTGTGGTTGTAGTACATGGTACTACAGATATATCTGTATAGTTTGTACAGGTTCCTGTAGACATAACACGAATGATTGTTGTTCCATTAGGAACCAATGTAGATGTGTATCCAGCCAACAAACTAGATTTTGCTACACCTGTTTCAAATGGTGTAGAATATGAGTTTGCATCTGAATATAGACTGAATGGTCCTGTTGAAGAACCTGCTGTTGTTAATGTAATTAATACTGTCATATTGTGGTTTATTAAGGGATTGTAGTTGTTGTTGTAGTTGTAGGAGCACTAACACATTGATTTACAAGTGTACAGAATGCTACAGCCACAGATGGATCATTTATAATAGCTGCAAACAATGCATCAGCTATCTCTGAAGCACTTAATTTATTATCTAACTTTTGTAATACAACGTTTAAGTTATCTTTATTGTTAACTCCTGAATTAGGAAGATTGGGACCATCATATTGACTATATGATGTTGGAATAGGGTAAGTGTCCACAACCCAACCATTATCACATGGTTTAGGGTAATAGGCATTTACCGTATTTTCAAAGCAAGGGGTACCAGGTACGCAAGCCATTATAGTTTAGTTTAATCGATTAAGGAATGTACATGATATAGTAGCACGCACGTACAGGCTGAATGTTAGCATGACCTAATCCACCACCTGTATTACCAACAGTTACATTTATACCTGTAGTGGAACTTGTTGTATACTGAGGACCAGTGAGTACTGGTATATTTGGGTTTGATAATTGTGTAGCAACACATTGTGTTCCACCAGAGTCATCTGTAGTTCTGTTACCTCTAAAGATAGAGCTACCAGGAGCATGAGTGTGACCAGGGTCAGTAACTGTAACAGGATGTGAGTGTGCAGGGATTTGTGTGCTGTTTAATATTACAGTGTTAGCACCACCACCATCTCCAAGAGCATAGTTAGGATTACCAACGTTAATAGGATTAACAGCAGCATCTAGAGCACCACCACCCATACCAACAATAGCACCTACAGGAACACGTCCTCTTTTATCAGGAGTTCCATTTAAGCCATTACATAGGTAGATTTTGTCAAACCCATCAGCGGCAATACCTGCTCCAGTGATATCAAAGTAACTTAATGGACCGTAGTATTCTACAGCTGTATAAGGAATCATCTTTGTATAGTTCTGTGTAGGAGCAAGACTGTCTAAGTAAGCTTGAATTAAAGTGTTTAAATCAGAAAGCTTTACATAGTTAGTATCTAAATCAAGAGCTAATGCAGCTAGGTCTACACCTAAATCACAAAGCTTTGTAATAACAGCTTGAACAATAGCATGAGTGTCAGAAGAGGCTGTTACACCTGTAAGACAATCTACATCATAGTTTGCGTTCAATACAGCAATATCAGCTTCTACAGCATCAACTTGTACCTGTAAATCACACGCAGCTTTTACTAAAGCTGTAAATAAATCTAAAGCAGAAGGATTTCCACAATCAGGAAAACAAGGAGGAAGATATTTTGTAACTAGATTACAATAATCATCTGGATCTATAGTAATAGAAATTCCTGTTCCATCTAGAAAACTAATCACTTTATTAATAAGAGCTTGCTCTACAACAAGAAGGTTATCACCAGTATCTATTCCTAAGGAAGGAATAGGGTCTCCTGTATATCTAACACATTTATCAGAAACAATCTCTACACAACCGTTATAACAATTTGTACAAGACATTTTATAAATTATTTATGAATTAAAAGTTTTACTTTACTCGCTATCATCTTTACAGTAAATTGACTACAGTAATCAGGATTACAAAACTTGTAAGTTAAGATCCTTTTATAGTTTAGTAAGTCACCAATTACAACTCCTGGTACAGGATAATTTAAAGAGAATACGATATTATTATATTGATTATTTGCCAAGTCTGTTAACTTGCAATCAATATCAGCTAATAGTACAGGGATAGTTGCACAATCAACACAGTTTGTAAGCCTTGGTAATAACATTTTTTATTCTTTGAGTTGCTTGCTTCAGCTTATAATTACATGCTGAACATAAGCCATTAATTAATTGACAACCGCAGCCTACCTTTAGGCCACATTCTCTACAGTTTGCCATATTAGTGAAAATTAATTATGTAGTTATTTCCTGAACAACCACAATTGGTTTTAATAAAATTATTAAGCATTTTGTTTGCTTGTACATACAATTTATTAGAAGTGTCTACAGCACAGTTATTAGCTGCAGCAATAGAACCCTGAATCATGTAGTATATACTATTTAAATCCACCTTAGCTTGTGTCTTGATAGCAAGATCACATTCCATCATATCAAGCTTCATAAAAGCATTATCAAATTTCTCTTGTAACTGTTCAACACGAATGATGGTTTTGGTAACAAAGTTCTGGTATGCAGGTGCAACAGAGTATGTTAATGTATAGATTCCATCAGGTAGAGGAATCAATGGATCTCCCACAACACTAAGTCCTAAGGACGCTGAATTAAATATATTAAAGTCATTAACGTTAAATGGTAGAGATACAGGTACAAACCCAGGCATTGTTATTTCAATGGTTGGAGAAGAAACAACGGGAGGATCTGTATCATAAGTTGATGCATCAGCCACACCTAATGTTAATGTATTATAAGTTGGTATTACCAGTATATCTAAGGTCATGTCTTTAAAATAAATATGCCAGAGGACTTGAGAAATATCCTCTCACCCTCTGGCATAGGTTATATGATTCTACTTGTATTCTATTAAGGAATCAAAGTAGTTGTTGTTGAAGTACTAGGCCAAACAGTAGTTGTAGTAGAAGTAGTACTTGTGATAGGACCGCTATCATCAGTAACAGGACCTAAACCAGCAACTAAGATTGCCTCGATTGCAGCAGTTGCACCACTAGGAATAGCAAGGATTACAGTGCTATCTTCGATGATGTAATCACCCCACTTGTAAGCAGATTTGTCATACTCATTGAACTTAATGTAATAAGTGTCATAAGTAGTACCATCAGTTACCCAAGACTCAAAGTTCTCGTTGTAACCAACCATTCTGTACAAATGCTTAAGGTAACCAGCTTGGTAGCTATAGAAGTTTTTCTCTAATTGCTTGATCTCATCTGAAGTACCAGATACATAAGAAGCACGTTGAGTAACTACAGCCTCAGCAACGATGTTACAATTGTCAGCAACGATGAAGTCAGCAGTTGTAGCTGGTCCACTGTATACGAAAGTACGGAAGTACATACGATCGTATTCCCAAGGGAATGCAGCAACATCACATGGTTGACCATACTTAGTTAATGGTTTACCAGAGATAACTAACTTAGCGTTCTGATCGTTACCAACTCTTTGGAATTGATAGAAAGTGTTGAAGCTAATGTTGTCAGGGTTGTTACCTGGAGCTTCTTGTTCAAACTTTAAGATAGCTTGATCAATGAAAGCAGGAACATCAACATCTGCACATGGATCGCCACCACACTCTAAACAAGGAGCAACAACTGTAATAGAACGGGTGAAACCGTTGAAATACAATGTGTCAATGTAAGAAGAATGAGCACGTAATGTGAATGTTACAACATCACCAGCTTTAACGTTGAAGTTACCAACTT